GGGTGGTCCCTGCGAGGGAGCCTGCGGCCCGCCGGGCGGGCTCGGTGACCCGGTCGATCAGGGAAATGATCAGCTGCGACGTCAGAACGGACATGGCTCACCTGCGCTGTGCGCCGGCCAGACGCCGGGCTTCGTTGTGCCAGAGCACGACCTCGGACCAGTCCATGTGCTCGAAAGCGGTGATGGGGGTGTTCAGCCAGTGGGCGGTTTCGGCAAGGACGGAGCGCCAATCCCGTGCGCCTTGGCCTGGGGGAAAAAACCGGCGACCTCCTCCGAGAGCCTGGTGAAGTCGTCGGCATCGAGCTCCTCGACCGCCACGGGCGGCAGCCCGGTCAGGACAGACACCATGACGATCCCCTGATCGAGCTTGTCGGTGATGCCGACAAGGGCGGCGTCCATCGCCTTGAGGTCCTTGACCTTGGGGCGGGTGATCGTCACCTCGGAGACCTCGCGGTCCTCGACGGTGATCGGAAACAGCAGCTGCAATGTCTTGTGCCTTTGGGCAGTCATGGGTCACCTCGTGATCTGGATGTGCAAATGTGGCGCAGTGCTGACACTACGCGTCTCGTGCGGATAACGGTTTCTGGGGGTGCTTGGCCTTTTGCCCCGGCGTCCATCGGCATGACCTCTGGGGTCATCGGGTCAATCACAATCCGCCGGGGATCCGCAGGATTGTGCGCTCATCCGCGTTTTGCGACACGCCGTTGACGCGCCAATCCGATGTGAAGAAGTCCCAGTAATAGGTCTCCGTGCCCTCGAAGTGCAGCTCGTAATGCAGGATCTCCGAGATCGTGTAGTCGAAGCCCTGCATCTCGCCACGTGTGAACGCTTCGGGGCTGGCGGCACCAAGGCGGCCTTCAAGCACCGCCTTGGCCTCGATGGCGGCACCACTGCGCTTGTTGCGGATCACACCGTAGGCCGTGAACTTCTTGCGCGCGCTGGCGCCAAGGCCGAACTGGGTCAGCAGGTCCGGGTCCCAGCCCGCCAGCTTGAAGCTGGCCTCGAGCTTCTGGATGCCGACTGCGACCTCGATCTGGACGCGGGGGCCGCCCGGCTGGTGGTCCTGATAGGCTTCCTGCAGGTTGGGCAGCTGCAACTCGGTCAGGGTGAGGTGCTTGGAGGCGGTGGGGTCGTCATCGCCGCAAAAGAGGTTTGCGGCCTCCATGAGGTATATAGTGCTCATCTGAGCCTGTCCTTTGTGTTGGGGGAGCGATCATCCAGGCGGGGCAGTCTCGCCTGCCGGGAGAGTGTGCCAGGTCAGCCGGTGATCGTGCCGACCTGTGCCAGCAACTCGTCGAGCAAGGCGTCAAGCGCCGGGCGATAGCGCGCGGACTGGATGCCGAGGTAGCGCAGGACCGGGGCTTCCTCGGCCGCGAAAGTAACTGTGAAGCGGCCCTGGCGCAGTTCTTCGGGGCTGTTCTGCGCGGGCAGGAACTTGACCTCGAAGCCGAGGATGTCGCCATCGGCCTTGAGGTTGCGCAGCGCCGTTTCCATGGTGTTCAGAACAGCCTGGATGGTCTGGCCGGTGATGTTGAAGCGGCCGAGGTAGAACCGCAGCGTGCGCAGCAGCATCAGGTGGATGTAATCGCGCCCGCGGGTGACGTTGTAGAACCGCCAGAGGTCGTCTTCGCCGGCGGTGTCGGTGCCGACAAAGATAAAGCCGCCCTGACCGATGGCGCTCTCGACGCCCATCTCGCCGCGCAGCAGGATGCCGATATTGGCCGCGAGCAGGCTCTGGCCCTCGGTGGCGCCATCGGTGAGCGAGAACGCAATCGGGCGCGAGGGGCCGACGATGCCCTGCACCAGCTGGTTGGCCCAGCTGTGGAAGGGGCGGCCCTGGAAGGCATGATCCCGCCGCACGCCCACACCAATGACCGCCGGGGACAGCGGTTGGACCACTGTGATCCCATCCGAGAGCACGCGCACCGCAGGGTCCACCGGGATCAGGCGATCATGCGAGATCGTCTCGCGCCAGTCGAGCGCGTCCTGCAGGGTGGTGGCGGGGCCATCGACCACCGCATGGGCCAGCAGCTTTTCGCAGATCGGGGGCAGCGCCGCGCAGACGGGGTTTGCATCACCCCCCGTGCGCTGGCTGGTGAAGCCCGGGGCACAGATCAGGCGGGGCGTGACGCCCAGCTCAGCAGGTGCGTTGAGGAACGCGCTGAGGCCGGTGGCGACACCGTCACCGACGATATTGGCGATGGTGTCGTCGACCGCGCTGGCTCCCTCGCCGTCGGCGACGCGCACAACGACAACCTTGGCTGCGGCTTGGAAGGACCCCAGCTGCGCGTTCACAAGCGTAATCGCGTCGCGCAGGGTGCCTGCCGCGCCAAGGGCTGTCAGCTTTGTTGCGTCGTCGGAATAGAGGAACACCGGCGTGTTCAGCGGGAACGCGGTGGCGTCCGCATCAGTTGAGGTGCCGATGATGCCAACAACGGACATGTCGCTGGCGACAGGCGGCCGCGGCTCATTGTCGATCCGCTGGATCGACAGGCCAAAGGTAGGATCAGACATGGGGGATGTCCTTTGCATGGGTGGCACCCGATGGGCGCTACGGAGGGTTGAAATGGGGAGTGCAGACAGGTTCGGACGCATCTGCGTGTCGAAGAACCGACACTCAGTCGAAAAACCGACACTCAGAGGTTTGCAGCTGGATCAGCCCGTCCGAATGGTGGCACCGCGCTCTGCGGTGACAAAGCCATTGGCTTCGAGATAGGCGAGCCCTTCTGTGACATCCGCGCTGGTCAGGTCCACGTCCTCTGCGAGAGTCAGCATCAGCAGGAAGTCGGCGACCACCGGGTCTGTGGTCTCGGCGGCCCGCAGCGCGATGCGCTCGGCGCGGGTGAAGCGGCGCAGGAAGTCGAGACGCGAGACCACCGTCACGGGCTCGGGCGGCGGCGGTGCCACCGCAGGAACATTCACTGGCGCCTCGAACTTGCGGCCGGTTTTGACAAAGCCGGGTTCAACCGCGTTCGGCACGTGGACATAGTCTCCGTGCAATGCGGGGTGAATGCGGTCCTCGAGGGTGTCCAGCACCTCGATGACGGTGCCGTTCACGACTTTTGCAAACTTGCTCATGGAATTCCCCTTTACAGGATCAGCGCGTATTGAAGGATGATCAGCCCTTCGCCACCGAGGCCATGACCTGTGGCCGTGCCAAACTGATAGCCGGACCCGCCACCACCGCCTGCGTTGCCGCCATTGCCTCCGGCGCAATACTGACCCGCGCCACCGCCGCCGCCGAGGACACCGCCATTACCGGCCAGCATGTAGGCGTAGGTCGCCCCTGACGAATAGGGTGAGGCCGATCCACCGCCGGCACCCGGACCGCCGTTACCGGCATTGGTGCCGGCACGATCGGAGGACTGGCTCGACATGGCATTTCCGCCACCGCCACCCCCGCCGAGCAGGACTGTGTTTGGTTCGAAGAGGGCGCAGCCACCGCCATCGCCGGCGGGCGTCATTGCGCAGGCTGCGTTGGAATAATTGGTGGAGCTTGCCCCCCGGCCTCCGGCACCGAGCAGACCGGAGCCACCGCTGCCGCCAAAGCTCTGATTGGCGCTGGAGTTCATCGCACTGGTGCCACGACTGGCAGTGCCAGCCCCGCCGACCGAGGCGTTTGCAATCTCGGGCATGGTGCCGGGAAAGCAGATTGAGGCCCCGCCACCGCCAGAGCGGGTAAACCCGTCCCCGCCGTTGAAGCCATCAATATGCCCATCGGGATGCGGTGCTGAGGCGCCACCGCCACCGCTGCCGCTGTTCGATACGACCTCGCCGATACCACCAGTACCACCGCGGCGATTGATATCGCCACCGACACCGATGCCGCCAACACCGAGGACAGCGGCCCCCTGATTGTCGGCCGCGTTGAAGCCGCTATTGCCGCCGGTTGCAGAGAGGAAAGCACCGAAGGAGGATGTGCCGCCCGCGCCGTCGTGGGACTGCGCGCCGAGCCCGACGATCAGGGACACCGCTGCGCCGATTGTGAGGGCGCTGACAGGGATTTCAGACATTGCGAGACCGCCGCCGCCGCCGCCGTGACCATTGCCCGTCGAGGACGACCTGAGACCGCAGGCACCGCCCGCGCCCCATACACGCGCCAGAACTGGCACCTGCGGGTCGATGTCGGCTGGCACCACCCAATCAAACGACCCAGCCGAATTGAACATTTTGGTCTGGTTGCGGGGGCCTACGCCGTTGCCGCCGAGCCGGGCAATCGCCGGGTTGTAAATCGTCCGCATGTCGCGTCCTTTCGTGTTCGCTTTAGATCAGGGCGGAGACGCCCCACACGGTCAGCGCCACCGTTTCGGTGTCGGCAAGCGCATAGAGCCGGTCGCCCGGTCCGAGGATGATTGCGGTGCGGTAAATGATGCCGCCCGGGTTGAGCGCCACTTGGTGCTCGAAGATGTGTTTCGGCTCCAAGACAATGTCGATTTCGGCCGTCGCAGCAGCAGCGCCGCCGCTGAACGTGACAGTCGGTGCCTCTGAGAAGCCTGTGCCCGGGTCGGTCAGCGTCAGGCTCAGCACGGCAAAGGTCAGCACGAAGGTCGCGCCAGAGCCTGACCCGCCCGTCACCGGTGCAGGGCTGTCCGGCAGAACTCCATAATCGCCCCCGGAGGTCAGCTCGGCCGCTTGAATGGCGCCCGCGCCGTCCACGTC